CATGTACTCAAAGTTCACATTGTGAGGGTGATATGAACCAGAAAACACTTGAAGATGTAATCAAAACTGTTCGCGTTTCTGTTGTGGCCGACGTTTGTGGTGTCAGCCAAAGAGCAATCTACAAATGGATGGATAACGGAAAATTGCCTCGCACAGAATATACCGGCGAAACAAATTACGCTGAAAAAATCGCTCATGCATCAAACGGATTATTTTCTGCCGATGCAATTTTAACTATTGGCAGAAATAAAACTACTACGAAAAAGCTGATGGGAGTTGATTCATGAAAATCAAGCATGAGCACATCGAATCAGTGTTGTTTGCCCTGGCAGCCGAAAAAGGGCAGGCATGGGTAGCCAATGCAATTACTGAAGAATATCTGCGCCAGGGGGGCGGCGAATTGCCCCTGGTTCCAGGCAAGGACTGGAACAATCAGCAGAATATCTATCACCGTTGGTTGAAAGGTGAAACGAAAACGCAAAGAGAAAAAATTCAGAAGCTGATCCCAGCAATTCTGGCAATCCTTCCGCGCGAGCTGCGTCACCGACTCTGCATCTTCGATACCCTGGAACGCCGTGCATTACTGGCGGCGCAGGAAGCGTTAAGTACGGCAATTGATGCGCATGATGATGCAGTCCAAGCCGTTTACCGGAAAGCGCATTTCAGCGGCGGCGGGTCTTCCGACGATTCTGTCATTGTTCATTAAGCAAAAGTTTCCATGCTGTTTGTGCTTATTCTAAGCCACCGGACAGCATCATACGGGGCAATTATGGCCGCATTACCATACATGCAACTGTACATAGCTGATTACCTGGCTGACACCATGCATTTGTCAGCAGAGGAGCATGGTGCGTATTTGTTGCTGATGTTCAATTACTGGCAAACAGGAAAGCCAATACCTAAAAACAGGCTGGCAAAAATTGCCCGCCTGACTAACGAGCGATGGGCTGATGTTGAACCATCCTTGCGGGAGTTTTTTTGCGATAACGGCGAGGAATGGGTGCATCTTCGGATTGAGGAAGATCTGGCATCAGTCAGGGAAAAATTAACCAAAAAATCAGCCGCAGGAAAAGCATCGGTTCAGGCCAGAAGAAGCAGAAAGGAAGCAGATGTTCAAACAAAACAAGAGAGAAATTTAACAGGTGTTCAAACAGATGTTGAAGTGGTGTTTGAACATGATGTTAACACAAAGGCAACTAATAAAGATACAGATAAAGATCTAAAAACAGATCCCCCCCTAAATCCCCCCCGGGGGAATCGAGGTGTCAAAAAGTTTGACCCTCTGGATATTGCTTTGCCGAACTGGATTTCTGTCTCGCTTTGGCGTGAGTGGGTTGAATTTCGCCAGGCATTGCGTAAACCGATTCGAACGGAGCAGGGCGCTAACGGGGCGATACGGGAGCTGGAAAAATTCCGCCAGCAGGGTTTTTCACCTGAGCAGGTGATTCGACACAGCATCGCCAATGAATACCAGGGCTTGTTCGCGCCAAAAGGTGTTCGACCTGAGACGTTACTCCGACAGGTTAACACCGTCTCGTTACCGGATAGTGCGATCCCGCCAGGCTTCAGGGGGTAACTGACCATGAAAAATATTGCGGCAGGCGGCATTCTTGAACGTATCCGCAGACTGGCCCCGCCACATGTAACCGCCCCATTCAAAACGGTAGCGGAGTGGCGCGAGTGGCAACTTTCCGAAGGCCAGAAACGTTGTGAGGAGATCAACCGTCAGAATCGTCAGTTGCGGGTGGAAAAAATTCTGAATCGCTCTGGCATCCAGCCATTGCACCGCAAATGCTCGTTTGCGAATTACCAGGTGCAGAACGACGGTCAGCGATACGCGTTGAACCAGGCGAAATCTATCGCTGATGAACTGATGACCGGGTGTACAAATTTTGCGTTCAGCGGAAAACCTGGTACCGGAAAAAACCATCTGGCGGCGGCTATCGGGAATCGCCTGCTGAAAGATGGCCAGACAGTGATTGTGGTTACCGTGGCTGATGTCATGAGTGCTCTACACGCCAGCTATGACGACGGGCAATCAGGCGAAAAATTTTTGCGGGAACTGTGCCAAGTGGATCTGCTGGTTCTTGATGAAATTGGCATTCAGCGCGAGACAAAAAACGAGCAGGTGGTGCTGCACCAGATTGTTGATCGCCGGACAGCGTCGATGCGCAGCGTGGGGATGCTGACAAACCTGAACTATGAGGCGATGAAAACATTGCTCGGCGAGCGGATTATGGATCGCATGACCATGAACGGCGGACGCTGGGTGAATTTTAACTGGGAGAGCTGGCGTCCGAATGTCGTCCTGCCAGGAATTGCGAAGTGATTTTTACCGGGAGGAAATTTTAATGGAGACTGTTTTTGACGCACTGAAAGCAATGGGAAAAGCCACGTCGGTAGAACTGGCTGCGCGACTTGATATCAGTCGTGAAGAGGTACTGAACGAGCTGTGGGAACTGAAAAAGGCTGGTTTCGTTGATAAAAGCGTATACATCTGGCGTGTGGCTGATAACAACGTTCAGCAGGAACAGCCAGAGCAGGCAGAACTGCCGGAAGAAACCACCACGGCAACAGTCGCAAAAATTTCGGAGTGCGATTTAACTGCGACGATTGAACAACGTGGCCCACAAACGGCGGATGAACTGGCTACGTTTTTCGGCATCACATCACGCAAAGTGGCTTCAACGCTGGCAATGGCAATCAGTAAAGGTCGTCTGATTCGCGTTAATCAGAACGGTAAATTTCGTTACTGCATGCCGGGCGATAATTTACCAGCAGAGCCGAAAGCTGCATCGGTAGCGGAAACTGATGGTAAAGCCTTTCCTCAGCCAGCCGGTGTTGCGTTACCAGCACAGGAAGCGGCAACACAGGAAGATATTAAAACAGAAACTGTGGCGGACATTGTGCAGTCGCTGCCATCGTTTACTGAAACGCGAGCTGATGACCTGATTTTGCCATCGCTGCATATGGCAAACCGCGAACTGCGTCGGGCGAAAAATCATGTCCAGAAGTGGGAGCGAGTCTGCGCCGCGCTGCGGGAGCTGAACAAGCACCGGGATATTGTTCGACAGATTGCTGATTCTTCCCGCCGTGTTGTATCGGAAAAGTGATTGCCGGAGGCGCTTATGGCAAAAGTATTTACACAAGAAGAGCGGGAAAAAATTAAAGGGCAGGTTGTTGAGCTAGTACGCCGGAGTGGGCGCGAGACGTTACGGCAACTGGAAGCCAAGACAGGTGCGACAAGATATCTGATGAGCGTTCTCGCCAGAGAGCTGGTTGCCAGTGGCGATGTATACAACTCTGGTTACGGGTTATTCCCGTCTGAACAGGCTCGTAAGGATTGGCAAAATGCCCGCAAAAAACTATCTAGGGCAAAGGTGAAGAAACTATCTGTGGTTGATCCGGACCTTATCTGGTCATTACCAGACGGAGAAATACGCCGCTACGACAGGCGTCTGAACATAATCTGTCGCGAGTGCCGGAAAAGCGAAGCTATGCAGCGAGTGCTGGCGTTTTATCAAGGAAATTAGTATTGCCAGGAAAATAGATAGGGAATATAATGACCACCTCAAAAAGGAATGATCCTATAAAACCAACAGAGGAGCCACACCGTAAGGTGTGGCTTTTTTTTATTTTTCCCCGTAATTTCTCTGTGCTGATTGCAGGGCTTTGTTTAGATTTTCAATGAAGGAATATCTAGCTTCCTGCAAAGGATTGGTGCGCCATTCTTTAGGTAATACACGTTTATTGGCTTCCTCAAGCAGCGAACTATATAGTTCTAGCATATAATCAAAAAATATTTGTGCTCGTTCCTTTCTATATTCTAGTCTTTTGATTACATCGCTGGAGGAGTTTATGATTAAACGTTCAAATCCTTTTAGATCTTCCCAAACTTTTTCGTTCGCAATGAATGAGTCCATCATAGTACATTCAACAAATGTAAAATTACTGATTAGCTCCTTAGTAATATATCCCCCAAGTCTTGTAGGATAAAAACTTGATTTGAATTCTGGTACATCATGACCAGCCGTGCTTATAAAGCGTAATTTACATAAATCACGCAGTATGGCAATTGAGTCATCATCACCGACACCAATTTTTCTAAGTTGTTTTCGGATGTCAATTCCGTCGATATATTGAAATGCAGGATCAGCACTATATTGGACTAATGCTGCTAAAACGAATAGTCTCAAAAGTTGGAAGTTGGTCCTTCCCAGTCTTGAATCAAATGGATTGCCAACCAATGAATAAGCCTCTGAATATACAGCTTGGTTCCCTAGCAGTATCGCTCTGAGAGCCTCATGCTTAGGCAATATATAGTTGCCACCTTCACTATATATTCGCATAGCTTTACCTGGATTTGTATAACCATGTTCAATAAATTCTCTTGTCATTCTTAGTGCATTTCTGATGTCTCCGGCAGCAAGTACTTCAAGTAAATTGCCGATTTCTGTTCCTAAAACAGAGCTTTGTAATAAGCTTATTAAATCGGCTTTGTTATCAACGTGAAATCTTATCCCATTATCTGAAAGAAAATCACCTTCTTCTCCTTCAAGCATATTTTTGGCTAAGAAAAAACGTTTAGATAAAACAGACTCTACTTTTGGTGGTTCAATAAGAATAGGGTCGAAATCAAATGCGTTAAACGCTGGGGAGTTACGGTGTTCAACATATGTAGAATTACGTAAGGATATAACAAGATTACATTTGAGTCTCTGGGAAAATGCTACACAATCAGTGAAAATTTGAGATTGGACTTCCTCGCTGAGTTGATCAACGTTATCCACAACAAGAAAAATAGGTGTGTTTTTCGTTGCATAGCTGATTAAAGTATCAGCATATGGCTTAACTTTGTCAAAATCAGCTTGTAGCTTGTTTGTAATTAGTTGATTGATTTTTTCTTCATCCTTCGCAATAAGAAATGCAGGTCCTTTTTTTATAGAAGTTATCTCATCTTTGTATGCGTTCTGTATGCATAGCTCATAATTGCAAAAAAATGGATCACTTATAATATAGTTTTTTATTATATTATAAATGTAGTCTATAGGGGACTCGTCATTCGTGTATTGTAAAAAATCCACCTTTATCCAATGAGGATAGGGTTTATTATTTGATTTTTCGAAATACGATGCGGCAGATATATTTCGTGTGTAATGTAAAAATGTGGTTTTACCTGCGCCAACAGTTCCTAATATAACAATAGCTAAAGGTTTTGAATTCTTTTTTGCTCGTAATAATGATTCTTTAAAAGCATTAGCATCTCTTTTTTGCATCGGTCTTATAGGCGCCGTACTAAAGAGGTGTTGACTTTTTGATATGTGCATATTAATACGCCTATCAAATTTCATCCTGTCAGGAGTATTTACATAACATCTTTCAAAAAGATCATTGTCGATTTCTGTTATTGTATCTGAAAATGAAGTGATAATTGCTTCTTCGACTAATGGGTATATTGGATTCTTTGCATCATAAGAGATACTTTTACGGACTGTATTTTTTAAGCGTCTTTCTTCTATTTGATCTTCCCTGTTGCCTAATAAAGTAACTTCAAGGCTAGAGTTTATAACTGCTTTTCTTGATAATAAGTCATAAAATTCTGTATAGTCATCTTTAAGTGCACTTTGTAAATTGTTAAATACAATTGCGTAAGATGAGTTGAATGCAACTTGATCCGTTCTATTTGCTGGGAATATAACCCATTGTTCACCATTAGTTACAACAGCAAATTGAATGCTCAGTTTTCTACAATAATCTCTTGCTTGAATTATGGCATCTCCAAAAGGACCGGAAAGATTATTGTTGTTGAGTTTCAGTCTCCTATCGAATTGTTTTGTGTCGAATGCCTGACCAATTTTTTTTGCTTCAATTATAAACGCAGTACTTGCTGTTTTAATGACATAATCAGCAAAAGTAGTCTCGCCATCTTCGCTAACTCGAGTTTCTACCGATACATCATCCCTAGTCCATTTCAATACTTCAAAGAGTATTTGATCTATGATCTTAAGGCGTGTTTCAGCTTCATTTGCAGAGGATAACTGTAATTTTTGAGCGTCTTCAATGATTTTTGTTATGATATCCATAGAATAATAGGCCTTTGTCGACATCTTACATTGAATATGGAAACCTTCGAATATTGTGGATGCGTAATGATACGCTAACTTTTTATATCATAACATTTAGGTAAAATCGATAGTTGATATTGATTTTTATATACTTTTCAAGCAGTCCCTGGGTGGCTCGGGGTTTTAACACCTTTAGCGTACTTAAATTAGTGAATCCCAAAGTTAAGGTTGCTGGTTAGATGATGAAGAATCCCTCGCCACCTCTGATGTGTCAGGCCTCCTCAACGCACCCGCACTTAATCAGCTTTGGCAGGTATATTTTATCTGTGAATATTTTTATAAAAATAATGCCCACGCACAGCATAAAACAAAAAGTATTACAGATAAAAAAGGAACGTAATGTGCAAATTTGTTGTTTTCCATATTTACTCACCTTAATATTCTTAACCCTGGTAGGGTTGTTATTTCAGCGGTTTTCAAATGAGATATTATGGTGATCTGGCAGATTTGCATAACATTAAAATTTAATTTGTTTAACCGCTTTTAATAATAAGCGTTGTTTGTATCCCAGCAATCTGTTGTTTGGTTTTTATTCCATTAAGGTGGGGGCTTTACACTGGAGCCAGTTTATTTATACTTCATACGTCAGCCTGAACAACTGGCATCTGCTGCGCTGCGCCATCGAGAGATTGAGAAATGGCGCATATACAACTGGTCAAACAAACCTCTTCCGGATTACTTCTCCCGGCGACGCCGGAGAGTTGTGATTTTCTGCATCAAATCAAAATAGGCGAGTGGATACACGCAGACTTTAAGCGTGTGCGTAACTACGCATTCCACAAGCGTTTTTTCAAACTCCTGCAACTGGGATTCGATTACTGGACTCCGGTCGGTGGGGCGATCACGCCTCGCGAACGAAAGCTGGTTTCAGGATTCGTTGATTACCTATGTGAATCAGTAGGCCGGGAACATACGCCAGCTCTGAGCGAAGCCGCAGAGCAATATCTGAATACAGTTGCGACACGCAGAACCCGGGATACGGCATTGCTAAAGTCGTTTGAGGCTTTCCGCGAGTGGGTAACCATTCAGGCCGGATTTTACACCGAGCATCTTTATCCTGATGGTAGCCATGGGCGTCGGGCGAAATCCATCGCTTTTGCGAATATGGACGAAACCGAGTTTCAGCAGGTTTATAAATCTGTTCTGAATGTGCTGTGGAACTGGATTCTGTTCCGTAAATTTTCCTCTCCGGAACAAGTCGAAAATGTGACCGCGCAGCTGCTGGAGTTTGCGTAATGGTGGATTTACGTAAAGCGGCGCGGGGGCAGATGTGCACCGTCAGAATTCCTGGCTACTGCAATCACGATCCGGAAACGTCTGTGCTGGCGCATTACCGACTGGCGGGAACGTGCGGAACAGCGACAAAACCACACGATATGCAGGCGGCGATTGCCTGTAGCTCATGCCACGATCTAATCGACGGGCGGGTAAAAACCAGCGATTACACCAAAGAAGAATTACGCCTGATGCATGCAGAAGGTGTTTTTCGCACACAAGAAATCTGGAGAAAGGAGGGATATTTGTGATTTACCCAACGAATACAGGAAAAAGCGGAGAACACCTTCGTCTCGCCACGCTGGAAAGTGTCTGGATTCAGGGCAAACTGCGTATGTGGGGGCGCTGGTCGTATATTGGCGGTGGCAGGTCAGGAAATATGTTCAATCAGTTGTTGGCATCCAAAAAATTGACGAAAACAGCCATCAATGAAGCCCTGCGCAGAATGAAAAAAGCGGGAATAGAGAAAGCTGAGCTGGAAGCGTTTTTGCGAGAGATGATCAACGGCAAGCAAAAGAGCTGGCTGGCGCATTGTACTGATGCAGAGGCGTTATGTATTGATCGAGT